AATGCCAGCTGGAAAATAAATGCTCCGTCGAACTTGTGTGTTAACTTCGCGGCAAAATATTTCATAAAGTGCGCGGTTGATGTCTGCGGTCACATCAGTTGTGCCATCACCTAGTGCGCCAAAGTTTGTAATAACAGCAAAACTGTCAAGTCTGCTTTGTAAACTTTGACTTACTGGAGTACCCGACGTTGCACCAGTTTGAACTGTGTATCCAGCAGCATCACCCTTGTACGTATATTCAGTAGCAAAACTAAGAATATCTGAAAACTCGGTTAATACTTCAGTGTTTCCAACAACTGGGGCACCGTCAACTAGATCCCCGTTACCGATAAACAGTCTACGCTGGTCAACTGCCCAGCCAAATTCTGCGCCTGCAAGAGGTTGTGGGAGATCAGTCTCTAAACCCTTGCGTTGTGTAATTCTTGATATTTGTACAATTGCCACTGTGATAGTCCTTGGATTCTATCACATATTTAGCTATCGTGTTAGGTAGTATAATTCAACACGTTTCATCCACTCATCGGTCCAATAAGCAAATTCGTCACCTTCAATCACAAACTCTAGATATTGCGGTTTATCAAACGAACCGTCAGCTAGCATTTTAGGCTGTACAGCCATTAAAATAACACCAGTATCAATAGTTGTATCGTGGGTTTCGTTGTGCGCTGCCGCATACGCCGCTAATTGAATAAAATAATCCCCTATCCACTCACGTTTTTTAACTTTGTTGCTTTGTTTAAAGTCCATGATTGCCGGCTTTCCCTTCCAGGTGCCAATGCAATCAGTTGTTCCTGCATATAATCCACTATAGTAAACAGGAACCTCTGTGCCCCAGAACTCAGTTACGTTAGGTTGTAACCCTTGTAGGATAACTTCTGCTGCCATATACCAACTGGCATGCCCAAATGGGTTTCCAGGCAGGGGCTTCATATCAGCTGATAGTACGTAATGCTCCAGATAGGCGTGCATTCGTGTGCCACGGTTTGCGGCTTCTGTAGTAATTTGTTGGGCACGGTCTTCACCAACAGCCTTGCGCCATTTTTGCAATGCCTCACGTGCTTCTGCAGGTTTTGTTTTGTCTAGTATTGTAGTAACACTAGGTACTTTACTTCCATCAGGCAAACAATAATGTCGTTTGCCTTCAATTGTTTCTCTGTTAAGGGGTGCGTAATTGTATTGTTGTGTTATCATTAGTTTATTCAGTTATCCAGTTGTATAGTGTTTGTGCAATTAATTCATGTCCTAGTTCATTAGGATGGCGGCCTTTTTCTACATATTGATTTGGTGGGTTGTTTAAAAAATCATCTTGGTTTTTGTATCCAAACAATTGCACACAAGATTTATGATATATTTTAGTAGTGTCAATCCCTGGTAATTTAAAATCAATATCAGACCAGCCAGCAATGTAGTAATCACGGATATTTTGTTGCCGGCATATAGATTGCATGCTTAATATATTCTTGTGCAGAATAAAATTTTGATTAGGTATTGACGAAAAATGCGTTATCCAACTTTGAGTAATGGCATCTGTTTGCGAAGATGTTATATTAATAACACGGTTTGGCCATCTAAGATCTAGTTGTGGGATTACACATTCTCTTCCAGGGGTGGTAATCAAAAAAACTGCTATTGAATTTTCAATAGGTACTTCAGTGCTATTAACATATTCAATAAGTTGCAAAACTGATCTGCTATTGCTAGACGCTGATATACCTAAATTAATGTAGTCTGTTGCATTTAATTTTGTAGCCAGTTTTGCCCCAAATGTTGAAAGTAGCAGTACTTCTTCACCAACAACCCAACTACATCCAAAAACTGCCAGGGCGGTCATACCCTAAAACTTTCTCCGCATCCACAGCGGTCACGTTCGTTAGGATTGTTAAATTGAAATCCTTCGTTAAGCCCTTGGCGAACATAATCTACAGTTATACCTTGCATATACACACAGCTCTTGGGATCAACAAATACCTTGCAGCCAGAACAATCAAAGCATTGATCTTCTGCTAACGGAATATCTACATATTCTAACACATAAGCAAGGCCAGAGCAACCAGTAGTTTTTACACCTAGCCGAATACCCTCACCGTGTCCTCTGCGAGTTAGTGTTTGTTGTATTTTTCGAGCAGCCGCATCAGTTAACGAGATCATGCTTTTTGCGATAATCTTCTACAGCAGCCTTTATAGCATCTTCAGCAAGAATAGAACAATGAATCTTGACTGGTGGCAGCGCGAGTTCTTGAGCAATCTCTGAATTTTTAAGAGCTGCCGCTTCGTCAAGCGTTCGTCCTTTAACCCACTCGGTAACAAGAGAACTTGAGGCAATCGCACTGCCGCATCCGTATGTTTTAAACCTTGCGTCTGTGATGATGCCATCTTGTACCTTGATTTGCAATTTCATTACGTCGCCGCAAGCAGGTGCGCCAACCATACCAGTACCAATATCAGTATCACTCTTGTCAAAAGAGCCGACATTCCGGGGATTTTCATAGTGATCTACAACTTTTTCTGAGTATGCCATATTATTGTGTACAAGTTCTTTCTCGGTATGTTTGACCATCCGGTGTTTGGATTTCTTTCCATTCTGTACAAACTGTTTGACGCTGTACATATACTGGAGGGTATTGATATACAATACTAGGCTGAGGTTGTATAACCACTGCTTCTCTGCTGTTTGCAATTGCGGCCCCAACAATTGCTCCACCAATTAACACAGGTACCCAATTTCCAGATCCTCCGCGATGCCAGTGCCCATGTCCGTGGTGTGGGTAATGGCGATGCTGTGCCATTGCTGACAAGCTCAGGGTTAATAAAATTAGGGTAATGAGTCGTTTCATTGTGAGTCTCCTACAAGGTAGTATACTATATTTAACGCTCTAAGTCAACCTTTTGTTGACAAGTTTGATTAGATGCCGCGATCTTTTTTGGCTGCGGATTTTGCTGCCTGTGCTACAATATCTTGTGCTTTATTTACCGGCATTTCTGGTGAACTTGTGTCACCACCCTTGTACACAATAGGATCATCTGTGTCTGGTTGTAACGGCTCCAAAATGTTACTAAGTGGTGGTTGATTAGTAATATCTGGTAAATTTTGTTTGTTAACGTTGATGTCTAGACTTTGTGCTAACTGTATAAAGGCATCTTGTGAGATTTCTTTACGTGCGTTAGTGTCGTTGGCTCTGCCGCTCAAGAAAGATACCAACCCCATCAGTTGATCTGGATTTGGGGTTGGATCAGACGTTACAGCAGGGTCGTTAAGACCAGCAGCGACTTCAAATATTTTCATTATCGCTTGGCGCGGCCTAATGAAGCAGCGGGAGGTTCGGCACCAGCTTCTAAATCAGCACCCATATCAGCACCCATGTCCATACCCATATCAGCACCCATGTCAGCACCGGCAGCGGCCCCCATGTCAGAACCAGCAGCACTCATGTCAGCACCAGCCATTGCAGCATCAGCAGCAGCCATATCAGCACCAGCTGGTGCAGTACCTGTTACAACACCAAGTGCTTGATCCATTTGCTGTTTGGCGCTTTGGAGATTTTGTAGTAAGCCTGTTAGAGCCGCAGTTGCATCTGTATTAAATTGTGCAGCTTGGTCAATACCAACTTGATTTTTAATACTGTCAACCAATGCTGGAAGTTCTTTAAACTGCAACTCAGAAATGTCTTCCAACATTGATTGCATCTTGTCAACCATGTCTTGCGCAGCCAACACCACTTGAGCTTGTTGAATTTCGCTTTCGTTTAAACGTTTCATTACTCTGCGCAAACGGCTTTCAGCCTGCATCATTGCAGCGCCTGCTACAAGTTTTTGTTCTTCAGGATTTAATGTTTGGCCGCCAGCTGACTTCTTGAGTGCAGCGTCTAGTTTAGGATCCTTAACAGGAGCACCAGCTGGTGCAGTACCTGTTGGTTTAACTGGTTGTCCTGGCTGTGCTACACCGCCGGCAGCAACAGGCAAGTTTTCTTCTTTTAGTCTGCTGGCTAAAGCCTGCTCCATCATTACCAATTGTAAGTACTTGGGATCTTGTTCGCTAGTGTAACGTGCAGATGTCTGGCGGTGCTCACCTAGGACGCCACGTACTTTGTACAGCATTTGTTTAGTTTGGCCACGGGTTAATTGGTCAAAGCGAATGCGGTTACCAAAGTAACTTTCGAATACATTGGCAATTTGTTTACTTGGCGTTGGGGACGCGAGTTCTTGCAGTTTCATTATTGAATCCTCTAATTTGTAGATATTTAGCCGATTTTACACATTTTTCAAGTTCACTATTTACTAGATTAAACTGAGAAACCTTGGGCTGAATTTTTATGTTTACTATTTCGTAAAAATCTTCGTTGCGGCCTTGAGTAGCTACGCCACGACGACAGTGTATATCTGCCGCTAATGCTTGTTTTTTACGATCTAGCACTAGTATTTCGTTGCCCATGTTAAGCTGATTGTATTTGTCAGCAGTACACCAGGCCATTGCTATTCTTTTGGTACTAAAGGAGTGTATGTCACGATCCCAGGTAGCTACCGTGTATCCAGTTGAGTCTGGCTTAATATGATATTTTCCAAATGCTACTATGCCGCCATGCTCATCAGCCACAATTATATGAGCTATATTGCGTTGAAATTCAAGTTCAGCAAAACGTTCTAACTTGGTTTCTGTGTTCATTTTAAAACGTAGTTGGTAATCAAGTATCCCAGAGTGGCTAGTAAGAATCCAATAATTCCAATACCCCAACCAATCAACTGTGAGTTACGATTGTCGGACATTTTATGCACCAGTCGATGAACTTCTTGAATAGTGGTTTTTAATTCTGCTGTGTCTTTCTTGACATCGTCAATGCTTTGTTCCAAAGCAGTATAACGCTGAGCGCACAGTTCAACGTGTGCTTCTAGACTTTTCTTTTCAATGTCGGTTGTTTCGGCCATGTTTGTATTAATCCAATATATTATTTATGGTTTCAAACCAAATGTTTTGATCGGTGCCCAGGGCCGAAATAGTTTCTGCTATTTCAGGAGAATCTTTAATTCCTGTCATCATCGGGACTCCGTCACAATCAGAACGCAATGCTGCTAAAGGATCAGGGTTTCCTTGGACTGCAAACACTGCTTCATTATCGCTAACAAACTCAAACTCCCATGCCCCATCACGAAATACTGGTTGTGTTATCTCCATGGGTTGGGTGCGCAAACTAAGAATTTGTAAAAGTGTTTCCCAGTTTCTTTGTTGGTTACGACTGCAATGCCATTCCTCAAGACTGGTAATTCTTTGTCCAGCACGATCCGTAAATGGTATTTCACTAGGGCGAAAATGCCCCGTGACTCCAGTACGGCTGCAATCAAATTTGGTTCTACACAAGATTCTCATTGCAGGTATTTAAGGCAAGAAAAACCCTGGAGTTTTTAATTCCAGGGTTAGTGTGGTTACTAAACTGTAGATTACAGGTTAGTGAAGCTAGCTGTAGCTGAAACGTTGGCAGTTGGGATACCAATATTCAAACCACCAGTTGCGTTGGCTGTTTGAGCAGCAGCAACCAATGTAGTTGTGGTATAAGCACCACTTGGATAGATAGCCAAGCTGATTGTACCAGCTGTAGCGCCGGCTTGATAAATTGCGATAGTACCAAGTTGTTGAATCGAAGTCAACACGTTGTTCAAGTAACCGTTAACGTTACCAGCGTTGGTAAGTGCGGCGTTAGCTGTCAATGTGAAGAAGTCAAGTTTTGGACCTTGGATCTGAACTGGACCTTGGGCAGCAACGTTAGCTGTGCCTGCAATAGAACCGTTTGCAACGTCAAGTGCAAATACTGGTTGTGTAGTACCGTTTACTTTTGTAAAAATAGCCATTTTAAATTTCCTTTAAGTTAGTGGGATATTATGTCCCTGCACTTATTTACCAAAGTGTCTGAAATTATGCCTGTTGAGGGTTATTTCTCTGACGATTTTGAGCAGCAAAAGCGTTGGGATCAAAGCGGTTTACTGCCTTGGCATAGCCTGCGGGCGTGGCCATCACCCAACCTTCTTGTCCAGGATGTTCAAGATCAGCCTGTTGCAAGATATTCATCTTGAGATCGTGCAATAGTATGAAAGCAGTGAATGCCGCGGCAAGTGCCTGAGTGTTTGACGCAGGACTTTGCAAGTATTCCACAATGTTGCGGAATTTGTTTGGGGTGACCTTTGTTTGTAACCATTCACCAAACTCGGGCAATAACGTAGTGGGGTTGAGTGGGGCGCCAACTTTGGTGTTGATAAAATCCACACATAGTTTGGCCAAGTCTGTTATTTTGCGAGTACGCAATTCCGCAGGATTGAACAAAGTATCAATTGCTGCGCCACTGGTACTCACCAACTGCTTGAGTTGTTTGACTTTGGCAGGTTCTGCTGCCAGTGCCGATGGTGTTGCAGGACGCTCCAACATCAATCCCGGTACTTCATTAAACACAACGCCGCTCAAGGGCTGACGGGGCTTGCCAACATCTGCATACATGCTGTGAACAGCAATACCAATGTTGCTATTGCCAATGCGTTGTCCCAAGTTACTTCGAGCTGGAATTTTATACTCAATAGTGTTGGGCTGAAACACATAGTTTCCTGAAATTTCTGGCGGTGTTGACATATACAACAAGTCACCTTTGACATAGCCACGGAAGTTAGGGGGCAGTGTGGCTTCTAGCACAGGAAATAGTGTTGCGTACAAGTTGATCAAGTCATCGCGATTACCTGATCGTGTGCTTTGAATTTGTGCCATCATTCGAGGACTAGTGGCCAGGCCATCGTAGCCCTTGGCTTCAAATCCCGAACCATCAGTTAACACAAACTCACCATTGAGTGGTTTGCGACCCCAGATCAAAGCAGGCTTACCGTCCCACTTGGCAGTGGTAGTTTTTTTAGGTGCTTCGGTAGCATATCGTACAATTTCCAAAGCGTCCACTATTCCCTGAGTGCCTTTACGAAACACTAGATCTTCCAGGTGTTCAATACCCTTGGCTCTGCCACCAACCCCGGCTTCTTCAGCTTCGACCAAGGCAACATACCCTTGATTAACAATACGATCGCGAAGACGAGCCAAGAAGTTTACATCATTTTCTGCCACACCCATCTTGGGCTCTTGTAGGCCTTCACGTTTTAAGTATTCGCGAAAGTCGGCTAGTTTAGCATCACGGTCAGGGTCATTAGATAATGCAGCATAAATGCTTTCCACATTTTTGAGGTTGTCTTTAGTGGCACCTTGGCTCAACAATGTGCTGGCAACAAAATCTGCATCCTGGCCACCGTCAAGTAGTTGATTACTGGTGCGACTAAACATACCATTAGCACCAACCTTGAGTCCCAGACTTTTGGCAATACTTGACATCAGCACATTACGATTCATGCCTTTGAACGCACTGTCTTCTGCACCGCCGTAAAAGAATGTGCCCCAGTCTAGATTAGGGAAAAACATAAAGTCTGTTTGCACGTATCCGTTGTTGGGGTCTCCGGCAATGGGTGTTTTAAAATGAACTTCGCCGCTTTTGCGCACCCAATCTTTAGGATCAAGGTCTTGGTTTTGCACAAACTGTGTTAGTCTATTGGCAAGTTCATCCTTGGTGACTTCGTTTAAATCAACGCCCAAGTCTAGATCACCAGAAGTAGGTTTGCGGCCAGTAGATCCTAGCCAGCGTTCAGGAGGAAAATCCAATCCAACAATGCTTTGGATATAATCAATTGTGGCAGCAACATCTGCTTGGTTAATGCGTTGTGTTAGTGGCTGGCCTTGTGCGTCTTTAAAAACATTGCCACCTTCTTTAAGATACATCATGCTGTTAATCCAAACATTTCTTTAAAGGCTGCATCATTTGCGGGATCTTGTGCCAACGCCAACATTGATGTAAGCTCAGTATCAGTTAGTTTTGTTGCTTCACCAAACTGCTTAATCAAGGGTGATGCTGTTGTTGCAGGAGTTTTCTTGTCAAGAATTGCGGCTGCTTTAACAGCGCCACCGGGTGCTTTAATGGCTTGTCTGATCTTTACTATATCCCCATCGTCTAATTTTAACAATCCAGCTAATTTTTTGGCTTCTGGAGACATTGTTATTACACTACCAGATTTGTTATCAAATGCCAAGATGTTTTGTCCAGGGGCAACACCATTGGCTCCTAATTCAAGCCATAGGTTAGTCATTTCATTAGGTGATTTTCCATCAAGCGTTCCTTGCCAAATTGCCGGTAGATATTTGTCAATTGCTTGTTTAACTTGTGCTGCACCTGCTTTGGCTACAGGATCTGCGCCTGCAAGTTGCGGTAATTGTGCATAGTCAAAGCTAGCATTGCGAGGACTGATTGACTGATTGACTAATTTTCGTAATTCTTGTTCTAGCCCACTTTGGCTTGCTGGTGTAAGCTCAGTTACATTGGTAGCGGCGACCCCAGTGGCAGACTTGCTACTCATTATGTAATTCCTAACTGCTTCTGCCCAGGCTTTTTGCATGGTTGCTGACAGAGTTTTAACCAAGGGCATAGTTGTATTAAATGTACCAATTCTATCTTGAGCCGGTCCCGACACTTCGCCAGCACCAGGTAACACTTTGTCCATGACTTGCTTGCCCACTTGTTTGGCAATACCGCTACCAATGGCTGCAAGAGCTCCACCAATAGCTTCTTTTACTGGCTTCCTGCGTGTTAGTTCATGTATCTGCATTTGTTCGTCTCACTGATCGGCTGAATTTTCCAGCATCTTTTGTTCTTATAGCATTGAGTAATTTGCGTGTGAGGTTGTCCGCTTGCTCTGGACCAAACTCTGCTTCAATTTGCTCTACTAATCTAATAGCACTAGCAATAATGCTGTCTGCTCTGGTTTCAATTATTAGACGACGGTCACGCTCTACATACATAGAGTCTAGTTCTTCTAATAGGCTACGGGTCTTTTTTTGCATTGCTCAGGGGCCTTTGGATTATTTAGCGTTTTTGCATTAGCAATAAATATCTAATACGCTTATTATAGCACAAGGAACCCAATGACCAGTAGCATTAACCCAAATAATATTGACGGCAATTACCCAGTTGCTGGGCAACCCAACAATACCCAAGGTATGCGTGATAATTTCACCAATATCAAAACCAATTTCCAGTACGCAGAAGACGAAATTACTGACTTGCAAAGCAAAGTTGTGCTCAAACAAGCATTAACTGGCACCACGCTAGACAACAACATGAATGACAATTTGTTATATGCTGTTAAATTACAAGATGTCAGCTACACCTATGTTGCGCTTACTGCAACATCGGGGGCAATTCCCATTGACTACAGCGCCGGACAATATCAGTACATTTCCACAACAGGCTCCGTAAGCCTAAGTTTTACAAATATGCCCACTAGCGGTAGTGAAGGCGTTGTTCAACTAGCCTTAAATGTTACTAGCACTGCACATACATTAACCTTGCCTGCTGCGGTTAGTTTAGGCACCACAGGTATTCAAGGTTATGCGTCAAATGTAATTACGTTTGCTGCCATAGGCACATATCAGTTTGAGTTTAGCACAGTTGACGGCGGAACCACTATTACTATCTATGATCTAAATCGACCATTATTGGGCAGCACAGAATCTGCTGTTGGTTATTCAACAGGAACAGGCGGCGCTGTTACCCAGATCACTAGTAAAGCAACAGGCGTTACACTAAACAAGCGTTGCGGACAGATTAC